TCGTTATAGTAACAAGTCATAGAAGGCTTGTGTTCACACCAGTAATCTTGATAGATCTTCCAAAGCTTTAGCTGCTCCATAGCTCCCATGCTTTCTACTGTTACGGCTTTATTAGGAGCCTTCTGAGGAAAGCTAAACACCCAGTTAGAGTTATTCATTACGTCTTCTTCGTGAGGGAAACCTGAATCAATCATGGCTGTAGCAAGAGGATCTTTCTTGTCTGCTCTTACAGTCCTAATGTAGTAATCACTAAACCTTGGGTGAATACCACTGGCGCTGTCAGTTAGCTGTGATACAGTACCTGAAGGCTTAACACAAGTAATAGCAACTGACGGATTAACTCCTAGCTTCTGCGCCCATGATCTGTTAGTAAGTATAGCAATGTCTCTGAGAGTCTCTAAGAGCCGTCCTAAAGCCTGTTCTCCTGTTGATCCATTAGTTAGCTTGCAGTCCATAATGCCTGTCATAGACACCCCCAGAAGAGCCTCTTCCTCTGTGTTTTTTTTCCAGATGTTACGTAGATAACGGAAGTCAGTCATAGTAGATTGAAGCGTTCCTAAGATTGTAGCAACACGTACCTTTTCTACAAGGGTATCTTCTGTATCGTCTGGTCTAACAATAACCTCTGATAGATTACAGAACTGATAAGGTCGCAGGATGATCTCGCTGCAGGGATTAGTACCAAACTTATATGTAGCGTCTCTTCGTTCGTTACGTGCTGCTACTTTCTGAGCTGCAATACGACTAAAGATGCCTCGCTCACCAGACTTAGAATCATACAGACGCTTCATCTCAGAAGAGTACGTGTCAAAGTCAGGCTTTTCAGAGTAAACAGCACTGTTATTTGCTAAGGCTCGCTGACCGTTGCCTAAGTACCACTCACCATTTTTAGCATTAGCCATGCGGTTATCAGTAACATTACTTAAACTAATAAGGGCTGACCTACGCACACCGCCTACCACAACAATGTCTGCAATCTTACATACTAAATCATGACACTCTAATGAGGTAAGCTTACGGCCTGTTGCAGCTTTAAACATATCAACAGTAAAATTAAATAGTTCTGCTAAAGGCTGTGGACCGCTGGCTCTGCCGCCAAAGGTCTTGAGTCTAGCTCCAGCAGGACGTACCCTAGTCAAGTCACACTTAGGAACCTTACCAGCATATAACAGGCTTATAAGCTCTCTGAAGGAGCTTGCCCAACCTACCTTACTATCAGCTACAACAATAGTAGAATCTGTATCGTGAAAGCTGTCAGCTACTTCTGGAAGCTTGTTAACGTAGTCACGCTCAACACTGAATCCTACGCCTGTACCGCACAACAGAATGTACATAAGCTCGTCAAAGGAGCGAGGGCTGTCAATAGGTAGATAAGAACAGTTAAAACCCGCTACGTTGTCACGGTGTAAAGCTGCTCCTGCTGTCATAAGACAACGCATAGAAGGCATTACTTCTTGTCTGGTAATAGATTCAAACAACTCTTCAGCTTCTGAATCACCTAACTGATTACGCTCTACAAAGAAAGCAAGGTAACGATTAACTGTTTCTCCCCACTCTTCACGGCGTTTTTCTTCATCCATGTAACGTGCATATCTACTCTTGTGTATGTATTGTTGATACTGATCCATCATTTAACAGCTCCTCGTCTGCGTCTATCTTTCTTAGTTCTTCTAAGCGAATGTTTTTAAAGTTCTTGTTTTCTTTTGTAATCTTACCTTTGCGTTTCTTATGGTAGTTGTCTCTGCGTTCAGATTTCCGGTCAACGTAATTCTTATCCATTCTTGTCCAAAACCTTCAGTAACTTATCTTCGTACCACGCGGCCTTTCTTAGATCCTCCGTTCCGTTTTTGTACGGATAGCGCCAGCGATACTTCAGACTGTTTCCGCGTAAATAACCAACAAACTCTTCGTCGGTTAACATGGCGCGGATTCCGTCTATACATTCAATATCTCCGTTGTTGTAGTGGGCTGGTCTACTAACTGCGTCCCACTCTTGAGGGGTTGCATCGTTGAGTTTTTTCTTTGTGTTCTGTTTCATTCTTCACTTCTCCATTCTTCAGGCAATGTTTCTACCGTAAACCACCTAAAGCCATTGTCAGATGCCCACTCACCGTGGCTTCTTTTAGTACCGTCTTTACGTCTCTTGGCTTGAGGCATGGGTGCTGATGAGTTTGCAAATAAGAATACCAGTTCAGTACTACTAGGTAAAGCTTTCTGTATCCAAATGTACTTAGTAAATTCAGCGTAGTCCCAGAATCTACCTTTAGCTTCAATGATAATTTTCTTACGTCCTATCCTTTTTGTAAAGTCAGGATGATAGTTGTGTTCAATGACATAAGGAACAGTGCCATCGTGATGTACCCAGTCTTGTAAGACTGTATCATGTAAAGTTTTTTCCCATTTAGAATCGTAGCCTTTAGGCTTACCTTTTTCTATGGGTCTTTTTGCTCTGGGCTTTCTTCTCATTAATGTATTACACCTTCTCTTCTTATGACTTCTAACTCTAACAGAATTAAAAGCTGTTGTATTATTTCAGTAGGAACTTCTGCCATACTGCCATTACCTGCTATAAAAAATTTAGCAAGCTCTACAATAGTAATTTCTGGTTCAGTGTCTATGTCTGGTGGTGGCTCTAAGATCGCTGAGTACTCCTAACATGGTCTTCTATGTCAGACGTAGTGATAGACTCTAAGTCTGAACCTCTACGTAATAAGACCTTTATAATTCTTTTAGAGCCTTTAAAAGAGTAGGGTATTGAATAAGCTACCCCGTTTTTATAGGCACACGGGTTTGATTTAGGGATATTGTTTGCAGTTACTTTCTCTGCTTCTGCCTCAGACAACATACTTTTGAGCCATTCAACTGCAATCTCAGAAGCTTTCTTGTTTATTCTTTTAGATAGTCTTCTGTTCATAATGCTATCTCCACAACTTTAGGTGTAGCAATAACGCGAGTAAAGTACTTTATCCCGTTAGAATATTTAAAAGCTCTAAGACCTCTACCGTTGTTAGAATCTTTCCAGCACTTAGCCTTATGAGGACAGTACACGCAGCCTGATACTAGTCTTAAGTTTCCTTTCTTTCCTTCTGGTATTGGAGGATAACAAATAGCAGGAGGCTCGTCTATCGTTAGGCTTTCTTTAATGGTAGCTATCTTAGTTCTGATGTTAGGCTTTGAAAGATTACCCGGCCTGAACAAACAGATCTCACCTGATTCTTTATTGATCGCAAAAAACCCGCCATCATCTGTACCTTCTGCTTCTTCGTAACCTGCAAGCTGAGCCATATAACCAAAAGGATCATCCTCTGCTAACGTACCTTCCGAAAACTTTTTAAAAGAGAAGTTAGATGCGGTCTTGATGTCAACAACCTCGCCATCAATCTTACAGTCCATGTGACCTTTGATCCCGTCTACCTCTACTTCTTTCTGCATACCAGATACTTCATGTCCTGACAGCTTAATAAGAAGTATAGCAATCTGCTCAAGGAGGTGACCGTATAGGAACTTAATAAAGTTAGAAGGGTGCATATCCTTTCTGGTATCATCAGTGTCCTGCATGTCATACCACACACGGCGTAGCGGCCTTCCTACATTAGACATACGTATAGTCTTTGACTGTAGGTGAGGGGTTGACCAGCCTTCAAGAGCCTCTCTCATATTAAAAAGAAAGTCTGCCATTAGTTCTTCTGATATGTCTATGCCCTTGTCGCTGTTAAGTCCGTCAAGAACCTCATAGATATCAGGGATCAATGTGTCTAATGTTTTCATTTACGATGCCTTACGAATCTACACTTACGTGTGACTGAGTTATAGTGAAGGTATTGTACTCCTAGCTTTTTCTGGTGGGGTGTCTTGGCTGCAAGTCTACCATCCTTATAAGACTTAACATCTATAAGAGTAACATTGCCTTCAGGATCTAAAGCAACAATGTCAACAGGGCCTGTACATCCGCAGTTCTTGAATACATGATAACCGTTGTCCCATAACCAAGTGATAGCGTAATGCTCTGCCATGTCTCCTATCCTGTTAGGCTCATGCTTCGGTTTATTATTTGTTATTTTAACTGGTTTCATTAGAAGTATTCTCCACTAATTTATATTCCCAAAGGCCACGTTGTCTTGCACCTCTAGGCCTTTTCATTACTGTGTGTGATCCATGATGAGGCTTTCTAAAATCTCTTAAGCTTGCAGAAATACTTGCTTCAGGATCGCCTGTTTTATTAGATATCTCAGAAAGAGTCACCCATTCATGAGATATCATAACAGCCCATACCCTATGCCGTTGTTTTTTTAGTCGTGTAAAATCAAACTTATGATCGTAGACTTTACCTACCCAATCTTCTTTTGTTTCAAACAAATCTTTCTGTTTCATATTAGTGAGTTTCACTCCAGTTATCTCCTATATTAAAATAAACCTTTCTAAAAAATCTTTTATTCCCTTAGCTACATAATGTTTAGGGGGCGGCCAAGTCTTAGAATAGTATGCCCATCTGCCTGTCGTGTAGTAATAAGAGCAAACCTTTTCTTGATAGTATATCCAGAACATTCTACCACCTTGCTTATATTCAAACTCTATACCTTGTTTTTCAAGATAAGCCATTACATCTTCAGCACTTTCGTTTGTAGTATGTTTAAATTTTTTCTCGCCCTTTGAGTTAGTTCTATCATAACTCCAGTTGTACGTGCTAGTGTGTTTCACTCCAGTCATCTCCTACTTTGTATTCCCCATCAAGAGGACATTTAAGTTTAAAAACCTTACCGGCTTCAATGATTGCCTCAACACCTAGCCTACCTAACTCGTCGGCTTGG